TTAATTACCATTGAAAGAAAAGAAGAGTCCAAACCAAAAAAATTAACCCCTAAAGTTGGTTAATTCAGTTATTTTTCGTATATTACAAAGGTAGGAGTTTAAACACTTCTACCTTTTTTTATTTATTAAATATTTATAGACATGATATACAACGAAAAAATACAAATGTTATTGGAATCCTTAGATGGTAAATTGAGGATTTTACAAAATGGAATTACTGGTGCACAACATATGTCACCATCTGAAGCTCACACTACATTAGAAGATGCAAGAAAGATAGCAGAAAGAATTTCAGAATTAACAAGAATAAATAGATAAATGAATTGGCTTAAATATTTAGTCGGATTTTCTGCACTAATTATAGCCGGTTGTGCAGCATTTTTCTCCGTCACCGGATTAGGTGTCCTATTTAGTGGTGCGGCAACATCGGTTATGGTAATGGCCGGGTCATTAGAGTTTGCTAAATTAGTAGCAGCTACCTATCTAAAGCAAAAGTGGGAAGAAATTAAGGGATTTAATAAGTGGTATTTGGTATCTGCAGTGGCATTATTGATGATTATCACATCAGCGGGTATATTTGGATATCTTTCCAACGCATTTCAACAACAAAATTTAAAATTACAGCAAGTAGATAGAGAAATCGCAGTATATTCTACTAAAATTACTACCAACGATGCTCAAATTACTCAATTAAACACTCAATTAGGACAATTATCCTCAACACAAAACACAATTTTAGATAAAGGTAAGGTAAATTCTCGTCTTTTACGCTCAATTGATAGTAAAGATAGACAAGTAGCAACAATTAACAAAAAAATTGGTAGTTTGCAAGACGAAAATGCTAAAAATAATGAAGAAATTAACAAAATTAAAATTTCTAACTTAGATTTAGAGAAAGAAGTGGGTGGATTTAGGTTTGTAGCTGAAGCATTTGGTATGGAATTAAAAAATGTAGTAAAATTCTTCATATTTTTGATTGTAATAGTGTTTGACCCATTGGCAGTTGCGTTAATTATTGCATTTAACGGATTAATTGAAACTAAAAAACAAAAACAAGAAAGACTTTTAGGTGAAATGATGGAATATGACCAAAAATTGGGTTTATATGATAATTTGGATGATTTAATAGAAGAAAATTACAAAGATTATAAAGTTTATGGGGATGATATTGTTAACGAAAGCAAAGAAAATGAGACTGACGCAAAAAATGAAGAAAAATTTACTGACTCTGTTAATGATGTGGGAAATATTACATCTAATACTGAATTAAATGATAAAATATCATTAAAATGGGAAGATTTTATGCATCCTGATTTTCCATGGCAAAAAAGAAATTTATGGATAAACAACTCTAAAGCAGTCAATTATTGGTTAAAATCAAAGGGTGGAACTGTTAGAGAATTGGCCAGAATGCGGAATGAAGAAGAAAATACAAAAACTTATTAAATATTTGGTAGTTTAGAATAATTTTCGTATATTACAAATATGAAAAAATACGCATTATTTATAGGAAGATGGCAAACGTGGCATAAAGGTCATGAGTGGTTAATCAATCAACAATTAGAGAAAGGAAAAAATTGTTGGGTAGCAATTAGAGATGTTCAACAAGATGAGAACAATCCAAAGACAGCACAAGAAGTTTTAAAAGAATTACAAAAAGAACCATTTTTTACAAACAATTGGGATAAGATTATGTTATCAATTATTCCAGATATTGAAAGTGTAAATTATGGTAGAGGTGTGGGTTATGATGTAATTTACCACGAACCACCAAAAGAAATTGAAAAAATTAGTGGAACTGCAATCAGAAAGAAATATATTGACTCAAATGGTGATGAAGTAATTTATACAATGGATAAATAATGTTAGTAGAAAGAAAGAGACATATTGCAAAAACCATATCATATCGTATTATAAGTACCTTAGTTGGTTTTTTATTAATGTGGTTGATAAGTGGTTCAATTAAAATTGGAGCAGCATTTGGAGTAGCAGAATTGATTTACAAACCCATTCAATATTATATTCACGAAAGAGTTTGGTATAAATGGATTAAATACGGATTAAAAAAATAAAATATGAAATTAATAATTGATAAAGGTTCAAACGGACTAATAACAAAAGAGTTTACGGAGTATCTTAAAACTCCTGTACTAAAATCAGAAATAACACAACAAGAGGCCGCTGAATTAAGAAAACAATTGGAAGAAGGATTAAAAAAATATCCAGGTGTTGGTATTTCTGCAAATCAATTAGGAATTAAAAAAAGAGCTTGTTTAATTAAATTTGGAGAAGGGGATAATGCAACTGAAGTATTTTTATTAAATCCAATTATTAAAGAAAAGTCTAAAGATGGATTTCTTTTTTTTGAAGGATGTCTTTCTATACCATCTACACTTAGAACTCCAATTAAAACAATTAGAGCATGTAAAGTGGTAGTTGATACGGATAATTTAGGAGAATTGACATTCGTAACTAACCCAGAGGGTGATGAAGCAAATAAGTCAATTTCTAAAGAAACAATGATGACCGTTGTCGTTCAGCATGAAATAGACCACTTAGATGGTATTACAATTAAAGATAGAGTTTACAATACACAAATTGTAAAAAAAGTAAATTTTGGTAGAAATGAAAAAATTGTAATGAAATCTCCTGCTGGTGAAATGCAAGAAGTTAAATTTAAGCATGCAAACAAATTATTTTTAAAAGGATATGAAATAGTATAATATGATAACAATAGTAATATTAAGTTTAATAGTTTTAACATTAGGATTTGTAACTATTAATTTATTGAAGAAATTAGAAAAATATGAAGACTTTGTTGGTAGTGAGTTGTTAAAAAACGAAGCTTTATTGAATGCATTGAGAGAAATAGACAATCGTGAAATGTTTGAAAAAGATGATGAAGTAGGTTCTGTATTTTATCAAATTAAAGATACAATCGAAAAATATAAAAATTTTAATTAAAAATGGCAATCAGAAAAAAAAGAGGCCCTAATAGACAATATTTTCCAAAAGATACCGAAGATGCAATAATTGAGTATAATTTAACTAATGACCAATATATTAAAGATAAACTATATAGAGAAAGAATAGCATCTGCATTTGAAAAGCTTGCAGAGATAGTTTATAATAAATGGAAATTTACTTACTTTGATGATGACCCAAAAGATGTAATGGCAGAGGTTGTTGCATTTATGATTGAAAAAATACATATGTATAAAAGTGGTAAAGGTAAAGCATTTAGTTATTTTACAATTGTTGCAAGAAACTATCTTATTTTAAATAATAACGCAAACTACAAAAGATATAAAGATACTGATATAATCTCAGGATTACCTGAATCATTTGATACTGAAAATAATTTTAGAGAGGAGGAAAGAAATGACGAACATAGAACATTTAATGTTAGAATGTTAGAATATTGGGATATGCATTTAGAAAACTATTTTCCAAAGAGAAGAGACTTACAAATAGCAGATTCGGTATTAGAATTATTTAGAAGAGCAGAACATATAGAAAACTTTAATAAAAAATCTCTTTATTTACTTATTAGAGAAATGACGGGTCACCCTACTCATTATATTACAAAAGTTGTCAATAAAATGAAAGATAGACAAATGGAGTTATATAATGAATTTGACAAATATGGTGATATAAAAATTTAAAATATGATACAATTAGGATTATCAGCATTTTACCATGATTCGGCAGCTGCCTTGGTTATAGATGGTAAAGTTATATGTGCAATTGAAGAAGAAAAACTATCGGGTGAAAAGCATGATAGTTCTTTTCCGTTTAAAGCAATTCAATGGTGTTTAGAATATACAAAGATAACAATAGATGAAGTTGATATGGTTTGTTGGTATGAAAACCCAAAAGATAAATTTGAAAGAGTTAAAAAAACAATTGGCAAATGGGGTGGTTTACGATATCCAATGAAATGGAGAAAGTTTATTAAAAGATGGAATGAGACAGAAGGTAACTTAAAAAGAATCCTAAAATCAATTGGATATGATGGAGAAATTTTATATTCATTACACCATCATTCACATTTAGCACTATCTTATTACACATCACCATTTGATAAAGCAATAGGATTGTCAATTGATGGAGTTGGTGAATCACATACTATATATGCGGCAATGTGTGATGATGATGGGTTCTATAAAATCCAAACATTACACTTTCCACATTCATTAGGATTGATTTACTCAGCATTTACTGCTTATTTAGGATTCAAACCAAACGAAGGTGAGTATAAGGTAATGGGACTTGCTCCATATGGTGATAATCAAAAATATAATAATACATTTGATAAGATTGTAACGATTGGTGGTGAAATTGATATTGTAAAGATGGATATGTCTTACTTTACATGGCATACATCGGATAACGATATGTTTAATGATAAGCTAATTGATTTAATTGGATTTCCACCTAGATTTAAAGACGAACCAATAGAACAACATCATAAAGACTTAGCCGCTTCATTACAAAGATGGTATGAAAGTGCATTATACTTTGTTATCAATAGAATTACTAATATATGGGATTGTGAGAATTTAGTTTTGGGTGGCGGATGTGCTTATAATGGAACTGCCAATGGTAAGATAAAAACATATACATCAATTAAGAATGTTTGGATTCCATTTGCACCATCAGATAGTGGTTCTGCAATTGGAGCATGTTTATATCATTATCATCAAACATTCGGCAATCCAAAAGTGAAAGGTGGGGATAATAAGTCTCCGTATTTAGGTGAAGAGTGGAGTAGTCCTGAATTACTTAAAATTATATTGCAAAACAATAGAAGTAAAGTTATAATGCATGATACAAATCAGACATTATGTAAAGAGGTTGCAAAACTAATTGAAGAAGGTAATATAGTAGGCTGGTTTCAAGGTAGAACTGAATTTGGTGCAAGAGCATTGGGTAATCGTTCTATATTAGGTAATCCACACTTATCAGATATTAGAGATAGAATTAATAAGGTTGTCAAAAAGAGAGAGATGTTTAGACCATTTGCTCCATCGGTTACAATTGAAGATTATCAAAAGTATTTTCTATCAGAAGAGGATGTTCCCTATATGAATCAGGTTGTCAAAGTTAAAAAGGATGTAAACATTCCATCAGTAACGCATATTGACAATTCTGCAAGGATACAGACACTTAAAAGAGAAGATAACCCACTTTATTATGACTTATTAAAGGAGTTCGAAAAACTAACAGGAACACCGATTCTATTGAATACATCGTTTAACCTAAAAGACCACACAATGACAAATGACCCAGAAAAAGCAATTTGGACATTTCATAATTGTGATATGGATTATTTAGTATTGGGTAAATTCTTAATTAGTAAGTAATGATATTATATGGATATGGTTGTAGCTGGACGGCCGGCGAAGGAAGTGATGTAAGTGTAGAAGCAACATTAAAAAATCAGGATTTAATACTTTTTAGAAATAAACATTCTTGGGTAAATATTCTTGCAAATAAATTAAAATTACAATCAAAAAATAATGGAATTAGTGGAAATGCTAATAACAAAATATTTAATCAAATTGTTACAGATGTACAAGATGAGAGAATCAAAAAAGATGATTTTATTATTATAATGTGGAGTTCATCTTTAAGAGATTATGTTCCATTTTTACCAAAAGGAGAATGGGTAAGTTGGTCTGTAAATCACTTACTACAAACGCCAGAAAAATTTATAGAATCATATAAAAGTTCAAATACAAAATATACAGAATTTTTAATAAATTATAAAGATTTTTTTATTGTAAATTTATACAATGAAGAATACTATAATATTGTAAATCAAAATTATATTATTTTTATTCAAAAATTATTAACTCACTATGGAATAAAATATGTTATGTGTGACGCATTTGAACCAATGATTAGAAATGATAATTACAAAAATTTAATAGATACAAGCAAATATTGGAATTTTGGAAATAAAACATTTAGAGATTTTTTAAATGATACAAACCGATTAGATATATGGGAATATACGGATACTAATTTTAAAACCAGAGCTACTCAACACCCGAACAAAGATGGTTATAATCTAATAAGTGAAGAACTTTATAATTATATAGTAGGAAACAACATAATTTAATATGGCAACAGAATTTCAATTATTTGATGGTAAAAATTTATCATCATTATTTAAAGATATATACGAAAATCAATTAAACAAAAAGAAAAACATTTCTGAATTGATTGAATCACTTCGTAAGTTAATTAAAAATGTAGGAGAAGCAACTGTGATTGCACCTATTATAAAAGATTTAATTGAGGTATCCGTTAAAAACGATGACCACTTAATTAAACTTGCAACTATTGCACAAAGATTAGCGGCCGCAGAAGCAAAGGGTATTGGTGAAGATGGTTGGTTAAGTGAAAACGAAAAAGCACAATTACTATCGGATATGGAAGATACCATCAATGCGGTTGAAGAAAAATCAAAAGAAAGAATGGGTGATTTAGAAATTGAAATAGAAGAGATTAAAACTAAATTATAATGATAAATGGATTTTTAGCTACTGTAAAAAAAGTTTATACTAATTTTGATAAACCTATAAATGAAAACGATTTTGTTTCTATCACAGATAATGAAAACTATGTAGGTAAAAATGATAATAGATTTTTAGGAGCCATTGAATTTAATAAAGAAAGTTTTATTAATAAACAAAATTTTGCGTTTCCATTTGATAAAAATAATATTACATACCCAATAGTAGGTGAAACTATTATTATTATTGAGATTGCAAATTCAAGCTATTGGTTACCATACTCGGTTTCACAAATACCAAATTATAGGGAAGATGTTAAACTATCGGAAATTACTAAAGAAAAAAATATTTTAAGTGCAGACTCTTCGGATAAAAATAAAAATTATTCGGAAGTGAAAAGTACACATACTACTGGCCAAACAAAATCACAACCAACTTCAAATAAATCTCAGTATAAAAAAAATGAAAATATTAAATTCTTAAAACCAAGAGAAGGGGATACTATAATAACAGGTAGAGCCGGAAATACTATAAGATTTTCAGAATTTTTTCTAACAGAAGATGAGACAACCGATGAAAATGGTAATCCAAAGGGAGGAACTTCATCACCATCAATATTCATTCGTAATAAACAAAATCCAACATTAGATAATGAGAAAATTGGAACATTGGTTGAAGAAAGTATTGATTTAGATGGAACATCGGTTTATATTACTTCTGGAAAAGTTAAAATTCCATTTAAAGAAACTATTAAAAAACAAAAAATAGCGTTCACCGGATACCCAAATTCAAAAGATTTAAAAGGTGACCAATTTTTTATAAATTCGGATAGAATTGTATTATCGGCAAAAGCTAGTGAATTTATTATATTTGGAAAAGGAAATACGGGTATAATAACCGATGGTAAATTTAGTGTGGATGCAGAAAAAGATATTTACTTACATACCAATTCAAATGTAGTATTACATTCTAATAAAAATTTAATATTAAACTCCGATGCAAGTGGAATAGTATATTTGGGCAAAGCCGGCAAACCAGGAAAAGCGGGAGCAGATGTACAGCAAATGGTATTAGGTGGTGAATTGATTGAAATATTAGGAGAAATATTGGACGCAATAACAAAACAAGTATATGCAACGGGAGTAGGGCCCACCGCAGTAGGGCCTGTAAATGCCGCAGTATTTAAAGCAATAAAAGGAAAACTTGCAATAATACAATCTGCTAGAAATTATTTAAGTAAATCATAACAAATGTGGGCATTATTTAAAGTAAATGTATTGCTCAAAATTGCTTCAGGTGAATTTGGCAAAGATATGGATTCATTTGCAGAATTTTATGCGGATGAATATGATAAATGTATTAAAAGAGGTGGAGATATGCTTTATGGTGTATCTGTCATAAATGGTAATACAATTGCATTTGCAGATGCATTAAAAAGAGCATTAAAAAAAGGACAAGAAAGTGGAGGAGATAATTTTAATATATTAGAAGAGTTATATCCATGTTTTGATGCATATTGGAAAGGTGCAGAAATGTCACCAATACCAAATCCATTGTTAAAACCATTATTATGGCAATCAACACCACCCGCACCAGGAACAATTCAAAACATTGGCCCGAACCCAATACCATTAGCAATATCAGCAGCTATACATAAAGCAGAGGTGGAAGCATTAAAGGCGCTAGAAGATGAAATTAAATCTCAAACGATAGATATCCCACCTATTGGAATTATCAATGTATATGATACTGTTCAAAAAATAATAAAAAAAGAAATAGTGTCTCCTGATATTAAAAACCATCCAGTTATTAAAACTGCAAGAGAAATTGTAATAAAATTAAAAGAAGCTAAAAAGAAAAAACCATCAATTGGAGCTCAAATAAAAAAAGCATTTAAATTTCCGTTTCCTAAATTACCAAGTAGAAAAAAAATAATTGAGGAAGCCAAAAATAAACTAATAGAAGAAGCAACTAAACAAATTGAACAACAACTTATTATACCAATAGAAGATGTAATAATTTTTCCAATTGAAAGTCAAATAAATGCTGCAATTGAATTGGTAAAAAATACAATACCAAAACCAATTCCAACAAAAGCACAAATAAAAAAATACATAAAAGATACAATTAATGGTTTAAAACCGGATATAGATTTATCATTATATATTACTATACCAACTTTACCAACCAAACCGGAATTAAAAAAAATGATAAAGGATATGATGCCAACCAAACCGGAATTAGAAGCAATGGCGTATGATTTAATTAAAGGATTGATACCGGATATACCATATATTTATTTAACTTTACCAAGTATTATTTGGAGTACAAAAACAAATGTAATGATTGACCCATTCGTTTCAATGGCACAATTACATTTATTAAACACAGGAGGAAATATGTCTGTGATGTCACAATACCCACCACCAGCACCACCTGCTCCTGCGATTTTACAATGGAATAGTTATAACATCCAAACCGGCCCAATGGTTCCTGATTTACCATCTACGGTAGAATTACCTGTGATTCCTGCAATTCCACCAATTCCACAATTACCAACACTTCCTGAACTACCCATATTACCCACATTAGGAATATCAATACCAACAATACCTACTTTTGGAAATATAAAAATACCATTAGTTGGATAAATTATTAAAACAAATATTTATTACTAAAACATAACAGAACAATTATTTATGAAATCAGAAATTTTATTAACTTTAATCAAAGAAGTTGTTAAAAACGAAGTTAAACAACAAGTTAAAGAAGAATTAACTAGACTTATCAAATCTGGTGTAGTTACATTAAACTCACAAAAGAAAACAACAATGTCATTAAAAGAAATGACTGAGGTTCCTGAGTATGCAATACCAATTAAAAAAATAACACAGGGCTCAACACAACCACAAAAAGTATTTACAAATAACCCAATGTTGAATGAAGTACTAAACCAAACTCAACCATTTACTGCACAACAAAGAGCAGAGGGTGGTATGCCAGGTGCCGGTGGGAGTGTATTAGATATGATACAACCAAATATGCAAATGGATGAAGATTGGAATACGATGGATTTTAGAGAATCAGTAATCCCACAAAATATTCCACAGCAATTGGAAACAAATAGTGACCCGTTGGCAAATGCTACCGTAAAAGCATTGACAAGAGATTATAGTGAGTTAACTAAATTATTTGCTAAACAAGAACAACAAAAAAAAGGTAGATAATGGCAATAGAGTTAGGTAAATTTAATGTAACCGATTTAACTGAAAATGCTTACAAAGTACTTGGAATTGGAATTAATAGAACTTCCGATTCTAATGGTATTTTTGCAGTAAATTATACAACTCTAACTCAAGCAAAAGATAATTTAAAAAATTTAATTTTAACTAAAAAAGGTGAAAGATTAATGAATCCAAATTTTGGATGTGATATTTGGGGATTATTATTTGAACAAATAAATGAAGAAACGATTAGTACTAAAATAGAATCATCTATATTAGATGCAGTTGGAACTTGGTTACCATATTTGAATATTGAACAAATTATATTTGATTATAATGAAGCAGACATAGATACTAATAAAATTAGTGTTGATGTTAAATTTTCTTTAAAGTCGAATACAACATTAACTGAATTATTAAGTGTAACTATAAATAACTAAAACTAAATGGCCATTAAATCTACAAATAAAAATTGGGGTGATACTAAAAATATAAATTATGTAGGAAAGGATTTTGATACTTTAAAACAAAATCTAATTGATTATACTAAAACATATTTCCCAAATACATATGCCGATTTTAATGAAGCATCACCAGGAATGGTATTCATTGAGCAAGCAGCTGCCATTGGAGACATGCTTGCGTTCTATCAAGATACTCAATTAAAAGAATCAATGTTGGCAAATGCTACGGAAAGAAAAAATGTAGTAGCATTAGCACAATCAATGGGATACAAACCAAAAGTAACAACGCCGGCAGTTACAACTCTTACTATTTATCAATTAGTACCTTCTATTGGTAGTGGTTCTAATAATATACCAGATGCATCTTACTATTTTAGAATAAAAGATGGTATGGAAGTGACATCTACATCAAATTCAAATGTAGTATTTAGAACCGTTGATGTAGTAGACTTTTCAAACCCAACAGACAGAGAAATTGATGTATTCAATAGATATGAAAATACAGGAGAGCCGAATCAATATTTAATTACTAAAAAGGTAAAAGCAATATCGGCTAAAGAAATAACAACTACAAAATCAATTGGTACATCAACTGATTATCCTACTATAACATTGAATGATTCAAATATAATAGAAATAACATCTTTAAAAGATACTAATAATAACAAATACTATGAAGTTCCATATTTAGCTCAGGAAACTATATTTGTAGAAACACCAAACACACAAGTTAATAGTGATTTATATGTATCTCAAAGTTCGGTTCCATATATTTTGGAAGTACAAACAGTACCTAGACGATTTTCCTCTAAAGTAAATTCAGATAATACTATTGATATTCAATTTGGCCCTGGGAGTGCAAATAGTGGTAATCAAACTTTAATACCAAATACAAAAAATGTTGGAATGGGTATGGCAAATTCAATTCAAAGATTAAATCAAGGAATTGACCCTTCTAATTTTTTAAAAACAAATACATTTGGAATATCACCAATTGTAAATGAATCATTGACAATTAAATATTTAGTGGGTGGTGGAATTGAATCAAACATAAATGTAAAAGATTTAACAACAATATCTAAAGTAGAATTTAATGAAGATTTGTTATCAATAGATTCGGCACAATTAAATAACTACCAACAATATAAAAACACTATTGCAGTAGAAAATTTGGAAGCTGCAACGGGTGGTAGAGGCAGTGAATCAATAGAGGAAATTAGACAAAACGCATTAGGTGTATTTGGTTCTCAAAATAGAGCAGTAACAAAACAAGATTATATTGTAAGAGCATTATCTATGCCAGAAAAATATGGCAGTGTTGCAAAAGTATATGTTTCACAGGACGGAGAAATTGATAACAATTCACCTTCATCTATTCTTGCAAATCCAAAAAATGTTACTGAATTTACAAATTTAGTTATGAGTTTGCAGGGTATGAACCAATCTGCAGTTCAAAAGGAATTAATTAAATATCTTACACAAAAGAAAACTAATATATCGGAAGTAAATAATCCATTTGCAATTAATATGTACATTTTAGGATATGATGTCAACAAAAATTTAACAAATATAAACGACGCAGTTAAACAAAACTTAAAGACATATATAAGTGAATATAGAATGATTACAGATGGTATAAATTTAATGAATGGATTTATTGTAAACATCGGAGTTGATTTTGAAATTATAGTTTATTCTAATTTTAATAAAAGAGAAGTAGTCACAGATTGTTTAACTATTTTACAAAACTATTTTAATATAGATAATTGGACATTTAATAAACCAATTAATATTTCTGAAATTGAATTGATTTTGGCAAATGTAGAAGGAGTTATGAGTGTACCATCGGTAAAGATTTCAAATTTATGTGGTGGAGATGGTAATTATTCAACAAACAGATATAACATAGAACAGGCAACACAAGGAAAGATAGTTTATCCTTCTTTAGACCCTTGCGTATTCGAAGTTAAATATCCTAACAAAGACATAAAAGGGAGGGCACTATAATGCATAAATTTTACACATCATCATACGATGCAAGTATTTACTTACAACAACCTGAACAAAATGCAGGCAGAGACCAAATATTAGAAGTAGGTAAACTTTATTATGGTTCTACTATGGATATAGCTAGAACTTTAATTAAATTTGACATAACATCTATTTCATCTTCAATTTCTAATGGAGACATTAGTGGAAGTTGGAAAGCTTTTATTAATCTTAAAGCAGCAAACTCTTCGGAAATTCCTTTGGAGTATACTATTTACGCAAATGCCGTTTCCCAAAGTTGGACAATGGGAACCGGAACTAAATTTGATAATATATCTTCGGATGGTGTAAGTTGGTATTATAAAAATGGAACAGATAAATGGATGAATTATACAATAATACCAGATTCATATGTAAGTGGTTCTGATACGGGTTCTATATTAAATGGTGGAGGAGGTACATGGTATACCGCATCGATGGCTTCACAATCGTTTAGTAATGAAACAGATGATGTTAGAATGGATGTTACAAATATCTTAAATTTATGGATTACTGGTTCAAATCGACCAAATAATAATGGTTTTATATTGCACCACCACACGTCGGCTTCAATTGATTCTAACGATTATGGTATTCTTAAATTCTTTTCAAAAGAAACAGGAACAATATATCAACCTAAATTAGAATTAGTTTGGAATGATTATATATTTTCATCCAGTTTATCAATGGTAACAGGTTCAGCTGAAGATGGATACAAAGTAGTATTGACTAATTTAAAAAATGAATATCAAAAAGATTCTAAAATAAAAATTAGATTAAAGGGTAGAGATATGTATCCAACAAAATCGTTTACTACGACTTCATTTGCATATGACCAAAATAAATATATTCCAACAACATCGTATTACCAATTGGAAGACTATATTACTGGTGAAATCATATTTCCTTTTGGTGATTATACAAAAATAAGTTGTGATAATACATCAAATTATTTCGTAATGGATTTAAATTCATTGCCTGTAAATAGAGCTTACAAAATTAAAATTAAAATAATTGAAAATGGTATATCAACTTTAATAGACGATAAATTAACATTTCAAATAATAGATTAATAATGGCACTAACCGCTTTAGAATCAATTGCTAAAAAACTACAACAGCAAAGACAAACCGACTTAAATACTATTTTAAGTACATCGGGGTCATCTGCTATTACAAAAAACGAATATAACATAACGGTTGTAGACGATTCAAATATTGCATCTTCTTTATTATTTAAATCATTAAATAAAACAAAATTAGATAATGAGGAATTATTAAAAGCAATTGATGTTAATGTAAAAGAATTATTACCAAATATACCATCTTTAAATTTAGATTTAGTTCCAAGACCATTATATAATACAGAACTTT